GATCTGAAGAAAACACCAATTGAGGAAGTATTCGGTAAGATCACTGAATGGCGCGATCGCGCCAGTACGTTCTGTATCCCAAAGATCGATATGAACGTCAATTGGGGAAAGGCCCCAACATCGACTGAGTAATCATGCACACAATCTTCAGGATCCTAAATAGGTGGACTAAAATTCCTCTACCTATTTTTGCTATATTATTAGCTATTGTACATGTAATTTGTACCCAATGGTTAAATAATCATAGTTTCTTCGTTATGTTATGGAGTTGTTTGGGAGCAAAATTATGTTTTGATTATGTTACCATAGATTTCCGTAACTGGGTGTCTAATTTACAACAAGATACCATCAAAGGATTCGATGATACAGTGCAAAAAGCAACTCAATCGATAGCAACACACGTTGTGAAAGCTACAGAAGAAGTAGCAAATGGCCTAACAAACGCCGGTGCATCCCTTTCAACAGGGGTAACTTTCCGCGGTATCGCGAAAGAAATACAATCACACAGAGTTGGTTTAGCTCTTTGCGCTAAATCAGTACTAGATTGTAAATCACTTACATCAGTGATGGAGGAAGCAGGAAAAGTCACGAGTCTACTCGGCCTTGAAAATTCCATTGTGCACTCAGCTCTAGGGCGAGTATGTACTTTGAGTGGAGAAGCGTTACAACAGGTAACACGTACACCAGTGTTGCAACAAAATGGTTATGAAGAATTTGAAAAATTCGTACCATTAATCGCTTCAGCTGCTTCTTTTTCAGGTGTTGAGCTCGGAGGATTCGAGACTAGGCATATGGATGCCTTCGCGAGAAATTTGCGATCAGCGGATACTATCACGAAGCACACACGTGATTTGCTAGAAGGTCTAGGAATTGTCAAAAATAAGAACTGGGCAATTCTAGAAGAGCTTAATGCAGCTGTGTTGGAACTCAAAGAAGATCATTTGTGGATTGCAACAACACTCGCAACCAGAGGATCTGAGTTTTGTAAGCCGGAAAATTATAAACGCGTCGAAAACTATCAGACGCGAGTAACCGCTTTATCTAATAGATTACGATCTATTAATCTCACAGAAATCAAGAACAACCAAATCTGTGTAGAAGTCAATCAAATACAATCAAAAATGATTGACTACTTGAGTCAAATCAAGAATATTCGAGGCAGTATGGGCATTAGACCTGTACCTGTAGGAGTTTGTATCAAAGGACCTAGTCAAATTGGAAAAACTACTATAGTAGCTGAGATTGTGAGGAGGGTTAAAATCAAACTCCAAGAACGAAGAGACCTCTTCGAAGATTCGAGATCATGGACTCAGTGGGACATGAATCAGCGCGATGAATTTGACAGTGGTTACTGTGGTCAAGAGATTATGTATGTTGACGATGCTTTTCAGAGTAAGTCAAATATTGATCATAATATGTGGTTTAGCTACATATCATCCGCGTGTGTCGGCACGAACCAAGGTGCAGTTGAGCAAAAAGGTCTATTATTCAGAGCTTTGTTGTGTATTACTACGTGTAATGCATACCCTACAACTTCGATTGAAGCCCGAGATATAGGCGCTTTACACCAGCGTTTTCCGCTCACCTATGAGGTGAGTTTAAAACCGGGCCATCAAGTCGCTCAAGAATGGGACCCTGATTTTAAATACTTAGACATCAAGTATGGTTCCATGACGGGTTTTGTCTCGCAAATTCCTGATCGCAGGAATCAGAGAGGACAAAATGTCCAATCTACTCAAGTTGAATTCCCATCAACCAACTTGCAAGGAATAGTAGATCAGATCTGCGAAAAACTAATTAACAATCGTGAGTTTTTCGAGAGAAGAATGGCTACTATGACTTCACCAGTTCATCATGGTGATGATGAGGATTTAGATAGAGACAGCCCATTGGCACCTCATTCAGAGCTTCCGTCCTATGCCTTAAATGACATACCAGAGGATGACGAATCAACACTCTCTGACGATTCTCTTTCAGACAGAGATGAAATTGTGCAGGATATTGAATATATTCTTTCTGCAGTTGACGCCACGAGACTTGCTTATGTACCCGTTGAAGGTACAGCAAATTCTTTGATGGAAGTTGATACTGCATTGAGAAATATTGCAAATGACTTGCACTCTGCATTGAGAAGATCTCACTGTGACACCATTGAAGATGTTGGAGAATGGTCCTTATATCTTCGCCGAAGGAATGAATCAGGTTTGCTCTCTTCTAAATTCTCACCCGAGATGTTTAGACGTGAAGATGGACTTTTTGAGTTCCTGACCTCGTTGGGATCATGGCACGTTCCAGTGTCTTTTGATGCAGAATTTAAGAGAGCTTTTGCCCAGCAAAGAGTGCTTAAAGTCCAGGATCAATATGGAACTGAATACCTTTGGGGACCTGTCCTCAAGCAGGGAACCTGTCTCTATTTGATAAGTCCCGACCTCATTCAAAAATTAGAATGTGTGATCGCTGACTCATTAGTAGGAGATATAAAATTGCGCCTTAGACAACTTAAAAGCGCATTGTTCACTGAAAATGGTCTCAGGAGCTTGTCACAATATGCTGTGATGATCGCGTCGTTCAATTTGCCGCGCATTCCATTGCCGTATCTCTTCGCTGGGATACTTAGGCACTTGTCATCGAGTGTATATCCAACAGGAGCCGGACCATATTTCGTTCGAGGAAGGTATGGATATTTATCACTCAGAACCGCACATAACGTTGCATTTACACCAATTTGGAGCGTAGCGCGATCCTTTGACTATTTTGAATCAATTGCGAAGAGAATAAGTCAACACATGCTTAATATTGTCATGAGTTTGTTGGAGTTCCTCGGAATTCCAGTTGAAGGTCTATGGAGAGATATAGCTAATCTATCAACAGCTAATATCAGAAGTCATTACAGTAGGCCTAGCAGCTATATTGCTCTTTTTGTTTTGGAAATTGCTGAAATTGTTATTTTCGAAACCGAAGAAGTTGGAGCAACACTCGAAAGATGATCCGAGTAAATATTCTCGCCAAAGAAAAGCTGGCAAAGAGAAACGCCTGAAAATCCGCCAATTTAAACAACATTCTTATGATTGGATGGATGGTGATGACTCAGAGGATGATATTGAGTATGATGGTCTGTTCTGGAATGTCGATAAAGACACTGAAAGTTCTATCTACAAGGCTGAAGTACTAGAAGACTTGTTCTTCTGCTACACTGAAGAGTCAGGCATAGTTGAGGAAGAAACATCTTTGACAAAAATCATCGTCAATAAAAAGAGACGTGCCTGGTGTCAACTAGAAACTAAAGATTTCTTAGTACAAACTCCAAAGTTTGTCAGCGCGAAGCGCATCCAAACCGTCTTCGATGGTAAGGAAAAATATGCCCCTCGAATAGTTTTCGAACTAGTAGGAACTCGAGAAGTTGTCTTAGATGACTATGTAGAGTTTATGAGTAAATTCGAGGAGTATAAAATTGTCGATTGGCAAGGCGATATATATTACCGACATATTGAAGGTATTTTCCATATTAAAGTCGAACTGGTAGGTCTGACCACGAATATTCAAGGTCTACCACAAGGTTTTACAAGGAACATGCTGAAAAACATCGGTGATATTGCCCTAGATATCCTAGGGAAGAAAGCAAAATCTGATAAAGACATCAACACTGCTTTTGCACATAATGGTATGGACGACGCCTTAGACCTAGTTCATCAATTGGTCGAAAAACATCAAGTTTTTATGTCCTATGTTCCATTGACTGAATTGGATTCAGTCCGCCTGGGTAAAACAACTCATGGGATAGGTCACCTTCAACAAGTGATCTTTAATGCGCATAATTATGGCGTTGGCGATCTAGTTCGTTTCTGGAGACATTCTGATAAAAATAAAAACTATCCTTATCAGGTCTGTGAAGTAACTTATGTTGATCACGAGCGCGATATTGGTTTTGCGAAAATTCTATCAAAGGATCAAGTCTTGTTACGAGCACGACAAGTTGGAGCCAGAGCCGACAATATGTCAAGTGTTGTTGAGCGATTCCGTTCCTTGGAAAAACATTTATGTGAAGATGACATTTGGCAAATTTTAGCTAATGATCAGACATGTTTGTGTTTTTTACCAACATCAAGCCATATCACCACTGGAAGGATGAGAATAGTAGGAGTAAATTCCTACAATATCAATGATAAGTATGAGAAATATGAATATACTGAAATTTCTCAACTCAATCTCTCCGTAACAGCAGCCAGAAAGGGTGATTGTGGGGGTCTAATTCTCTCGTGTCATGACAGATATCAGACTAAGATCCTAGGATTCCATGCAGGCGGCACACCAGCCAATTGGTATGCATCTATCTTGCGAAAGGCAGATTTAAATGTCCTTACTCAGCACGGCGGAGTAGATTTGTTTGAAACACTCATTGTCAAGGGAACACCTACTGATTTACCTCACGGTGAAGAAGTGGATTTTCTTGGTAAATACAAATTTACAACGCGACCTGCGGGAACGAGATCTCTGTCTCATTGGAATTATTCTCCTTTTTCAAAAGAGTTTGAAGAGCAATTACAACCAGGCCCTTTAGATGCTTTTGATCCGAGAATCAAAATTGAATTGCCCTGCAATCAAGACGGAGTTCCAACCCTGTTGATGCTACCCAATAGCATAATGTGCAAAAAGATCCCAGAAATGGACAAAGATTTGCTAAGTGATATCGAAGATCAAATGGTATCAGAAATGTCCTCAGTCATCGGACATATATCAAGAACTCCCTCAGAAATTAGAGAGCTGATTGATCGCGGTTTAAATGGGCATCGCGAAAATGAATTTTGCAAAGGCATGGAACTCAATAAAGCTTGTGGG